ACCTCGGTCATCTTTATATTTACCCTCTTTATTAAATAAGTAACCGGTATTGATTGTTATAATTAAACTTTCGCCAGTTTTAGATGTAATTGGTAGCGTAGTAGTCTGTACAGTAAACCTAGAACCAGGATCGATAACAGTCCAACTAGTTGGAGTATTTGTAGAATCTACTGAAGCTACTCGTGCAAACGCATTATTAGAGCCACCTATGACTGTATAGTCTTCTAAGAAATATCCAGATAGTGCGTAAGGTGAGCCATCACCCCCTGCTTCGTTAATAGAGAACACATCACCTACAGAAAACCCTGCATTACTTCCACTATATGATCCTGAAACTATAGATGTGAGAGACCTTCCTAGATATGCCTTTGCATTCGCATTAGATCCAGCTTCGTCTCTGAGAACAATAAAAGACCTAACACTATCTGTATTTAAATCAATATCAACTGTTGCTTCGGTATAGTTAGAGCCACCGGCAGTAACAGTAATTGCAGTCAACGCTCCGTTTTCTACAGTTGCAGTTGCAGTTGCACCAGATCCGGTACCGCTATCGTTAATATCAATAATAGGAGCAGCTAGGTATCCAAAGCCGCCGTTAACGACTGTAATGGCTGTAATTGCACCGCCACTTATAGTTTTTGTAAATGTTGCTTGAGCCCCAGGTCCGGATATTGTTGTTACTGTTGGTGGCAATTCTACTACAGTTTCGTATTGCTGAGGTGCAGTATATGCAAGTTTCAATACACGAGAAATTGAGATCGGTATTGATTTCTGTACAGTAACGCTTCCAGTAGTCTCATAGAATTTTAAATCTGCTAACGTCCCTGAAAGATTAGAAACTTCATAATTATTAGCAGAAGTTACGCTTAATGATTTTTCTTCAATCCATCTGCCATCAGAAGCTTTTAATATATCTTTGCTAGGATAGTATACATCAATATCTTCATTAAATAATAATTTGAAAAAAGCTCGGATTGATCTTTCAGATCCTTTAGATTCAAATATAGATTTTATATTTTTGTATAGATATTTTCTATCAATCTGCATTACTTGTGGGAAGTCAACTGCTAAGAGTTTTGCCCACTTATTTAATTCTGCATCGTTTGCATCATCAATATCAAAGTAATGTTGGTTCATTAACAAATTGATAGGATTGGATGGTTCATCCATGTACTCGTAATATTTTTCAATAAATGTAACGAAGTCTGGGAAGTCTTCCCGTATAAACTCAGGTAGAACATATTTTATGTCTAAACTGCTTTTATTTGTATAATCTTGTGGAACGCCAGCTGCGGTAGATGTTAATGCAGCAAGAACCGCTCCAGAACCTCCTCCTCCTGAAACAGTAACCGTAGGGGCAGACGTATATCCAGAGCCAGAGTTCAATATAGTTACAGTCTGAACTGCACCATTAAATATAGCTACTTGAGCGGTTGCACCAGTACCTCCGCCTCCGGTTATGGCTACAGTGGGCACAGAAGTATATCCACTACCAGCAGCGGATATTGTTATGGAGGATACATACCTATAAAAAGATGGTATTTGGTGTGACATTAGTGGCCTGCGTTATCTTCTGTTACTGTGATATCTAAGCCCGCCCTAGAGCCAACCGTTAGGTTAAGTGTAGTATCGTCTAAAGTCAAAATTGTATTATTAGAAGGAGTTGCTATTACTGCACTAGTAGAAACTGTAGAAGTTCTAGTAAGTATGCTAGTTGAAATATCTTTGGAATCATCATGTGGGCGAGTTCGTACCCGAATTACAGTTTCAGTGCCAAATAATGACATCACAGTAATAGCAGGAATATTCAGCTTTCCTGTTGTATAATCTATTGTCCCGACAGATTCTAGTCGAGTTCCTACCGTATCAACAAGATAAACAGTTCCAGTTCCATTATAATTCGGTGCTACTACAGATGCATCTGGCACATCTTGCAGTTTAACTTGATATGTTGCCCCGGTAATAGAAGCATTGAACCAAGTACTGTGCAATTCTCTTGGCTGAATTCTACTGTTAAATGTAAAGGTATAGTTATCAACTACTCCGAGAGTAGTAGGCTTTAACCTCTCCTGTATCGTAGGTGTAACGTTAACAGATATTATAGAAGGCGACACTGCCTTGATAGCATCATGGATCTGCGAATAATAAAAGTTCTTGTTTAGTTCGTTTAGATTTGTAGAAAAATAATCTGAAATTGCTACTGACACTGCACTGCTGATTTGACCCGAGGTAAGATTTGTCAAATCGCTGTTGAAAACTACGCCTACTTTTAATCCAATAAATTTGAAGATAGGATCAACAAACTCCGGAAGAATTGCTACTGGAGCTTTCGGTCCAATAATTGTATTGACAATATTGTCCTTATCTATCTCTGTGATGATTTGTCCTGAAATAGGATTCAAAGAAATAAATACTTTACCGTATATGGGAGGATCATTTTTTTCTCCTCCCCATACAGCAACTGATTTAATGTTAGCGTTGCTTGCTAGTATGAGACTTTTGTAGTCTGTGGAAGAAACTGCTCTTTCCTTAGTAGCATTGTAAAGCGGAGCATTTTTTCGTATGCTGTCAATACTTTCTCTTATTTGACCACCTGATGCTGGTAATGTTTTAGTCGAATCAAAAGTTTTGACTTCATTGGATCCGGTCAATTCACTTGTGCAAGTAAATGTCTTACATAGATTAGCATCAACTCCAGATGAGACGATATAGTCTATTATAACTATATTATCTTCAGATAGTTTTTGTCCTATCACACCGTCACCAAATCTAATTAAATATAGTCCGTCAACAGTTTCTTCTAAAAAATACGCCTTAGATGTATTTGTCAAATCTAATAAAGAAGAGTTTAGCAAAAATGTTTGTAAAGACAAATCAGTGGTAGATGTTTGAATCCGAACTCTAAGAGTAGAAGTATCTACGTTAATGTTAGGTATTGTAATAGGACCTGACAAATTATTTGAATCAATTATAAAGCTGTTACTTACACGAGTGCCTTCTTTTAACACCAAACCACTAAATTTGAATCCGTCTGTGCCATTAATATCTTCCAATGTCGCTGTTTTTGTTTCACTTGGATAAAAATTGAACGTAGTATTGTTGACACTAGAAGAAAAAATAGTATCTCTTGAGAGAGAATAAGTAGCGTCTGCATATCCAGAAGCAGGTGTAATTATAAAATCTACACTAGCAGTGGCTGCTCGCCTTGATCTTGGTGTGTAACCAATGGCTTTTGATAATGATACAACAGAGCTTCTTTTGACGGCAGAATCTATGAAAGATTCATTTGCTAACATGTGAGCCAGTACAGCGTTATAGTGTGTATTGTATGCAAGAGTATCTAAAAGAACAGACAAGGCAGATCCTTCAAAATCATAATCACTAAACTCAGATTGAGCTTGCATAAATGTTTTTAAAGATTGTTTTATGTTGTCAAAATCTAGTTCTGTTACGTTTAATTGTGCCATTAGTTTACCTTAACCTTTTTAGATTGGCTGTTAGTTTTTGAGGCTTATTAATACCTACAACGAAAAACTCTATAGATACATCGTATGCATTTGTATCAAAATTTGCAATAACACTAATAGACTCTATTTTTACTCTAGGCTCGTAGCTTGCTACAACATTTTCAATTGTAGTAGAAATCGAAGTTGCAATCAACTTTGACATAGGCTCAAACAAATATCCTCTCAGATTAGCTGCTTTTCCTGGATCAAACGGTCTCTCATAAAAGTTAGTGTTTATTAAAATTCTCAGCGCTTGTTTCGCTGCGTTGACATCAAGTTTTTTAGCTATATCACCTGTTACCGGATTGGCAGTAAAACTCAAGTCTAAGTCCTTATATACTCTTGCTATTTTTAAAGTTTCGTTTGCCATATTAGTATTTATAACAGGTTAAGTTATATTCCTATTGTATCTTGTATTTGAACATCAACAAAATTAGTTGCTGCATCTTTTGCTTTCTTTACTGCATCTATTCTATATACAAATTCTTCTACTATAGGTATTTGTATTCCCAACAAGTCTGCAATAGGACTGCTTTTTGGTGTTGATATAGGAGTACCTTTTAATACAAATCCTGCGCCATCTTCTTCAAAGTTTGGGATTTTTTGACAGAGGTTATTTAAATCCAATGCCCCATCTTTTAATAGTTTAGGTATATCATCAATATCAATGTTTCCCAAATCTAATCCACTATATTTAGTCTTTAGATTAGATACTTGATTTGTAATGTCATCTACTGCTAGTTTTGCAGTGAGGATATCAGATGCAAATGACTGAATGTCAGCCTGCAATCCTTTTATCTCTTCTGGAACTTCAATCTCTGGAATATATTCCTTCAATTTACTTGTTACTAAAGATTGTATAGCAGCAGCATCACTGGCCATAGCTACGATTGCTGCTGCATCAGTAATAGCTTGTCCCTGTGCAGGAGTAATTGGTATTTTGTCAATTAGCCCGTCTATAATCTCATCAGTGGTGCCGATAGACTGTGTAAGTTCTACTAGTTTTTCAGTTGCTCCACATAAACTCATATATTACTCCTAGTTAGGTACAGCAGTTGTACCAGCAGAACTGCCAGAAACGATAGCATGTCTATGAGTTCCAAGATTAATAGATCCTTGTTGTACTATTGTACCTGACACGGTACCTGTCACTGTTAATGCACCAGTTACGTTGTATGCTCCAGTGTGATTACTTATTCCAGTAATATTTCTAGTAGCAGCTACAATCGTTTGTAGAGGTGTTGCAAGTGTCTGTGTTGCTATACCAGAGAGTGTTTGATTTACAGAACCCTCGATCAATTGTGTCGCAGCAGTTACTGTTTGATTTAAAGCGGCAGACAACGACATGTTTAAACTTAACGCTTTGAAATCACCTACAGGAGCATTCATACTAACATTTCCAGTAGCACTCATCACTTTATAACCTAAAATAGCTGTGTGTGAGGTTGATCCTACAGATATGCTTGATACATTGCCACCAGTTGTCGCAAAAGAGTTGCCACCTACTGTAGTTGTGCTATCTTTAATAACAGAATCTGTTTTACTGCCACCTACTCTAAGTGATTGGTCTCTTTTAATTGAAGAGCTTTGTCCTGACAATACTTCCGTCAAGTCGTTACCGACAATCTTAGTAACTCTATTTCCAGCTACTGTGGTAAATAAATTGCCACCAATCTCTTGATACATGTCACCAGTTACGAG